TACCAGTTGATAATATTGAACAGCTCATATTTATATTTTTTTAAAAAAAAAGGGTAAGTAGGTCGACCCCACCTACCCTAAATTTTGGTTAATTTAATTTATTAAGAATAAACTACAACGTCAGAAGAGATACCATAGTTTACAGAACCAGAGAATCTTGCGATAACTCTTGCGTTTTGTGAACCGTCTAGGTCTCCCATATCTAGAAGTTTTACTTCATTCATATTTGAAACTAAAGAAGTTCCAAAGAAAATATTTGATCTTTCTGCAGCAAACATAGTGTTGTTAGCCATTCCTGGAGCAACAAACACTTTTACTCCGTCAAAAGATAAAGAACCATTGTTCCACCACTGCGTACCCATATTGTTTACACCGTTAGCTCCTAGTCCATTTGCTCCGAACCCTCCTAATTGTCTTACATAAGCTCTTGCTACGTTTTGAGATACATATAAGTATAAGTCCTCTTTTCCGTATAAAGCAGAAGGAATTTCATCTACAACTTTACCCATTTCAGCAATTACGTTAGCAGAGTCAACACCACCTGCAACTGCAGCAATTTTTTGAGCAGCAGGAATAGTAGCGTCAGCAGCAGCTAAAGTTACTAGTCCGTCATATTCTCCTGCATTAGCATTAACACCAGACCAGATAGTTTGTTCTGTTTTTTGTGCAATTTCTGCAGCAACGTGAGCTAAGATAAAGTCAGCAAAAGATGGAGGCAGGTTTTTGAACCCACTGAATCCCATACTTTGAGCTTCCCAGTCAGATAAAAAGTCTTGCTTACATAATTGTAAGTTAACTTGTAGGTTAGTTGGCTCAAGGATTCTTTCTGTTAAGTCTATAGTAGACGTTGGAGAAAAATCACAAGTAGCATCAACTACTAAGTTGTTAGTAGCAACTTTCTTAATTACTTCTTTATAATTAATATTTGGTTTTACAGAGATACCACCGTCTTCAATTGTACTAGCAGATAAAAGAGCAGCCGCAATATATTGATTTGCGAACTCTCCTGCATAAGTAGTAGTAATGTTAGTAGTAGTAGCTAAATTTACATTTCTTTTCATTTTATTATTTTTTATTGATATTATTTAATTTAGACAGAACTCTATCCATTGTTGTTTGAGGTCTGTTTTGTCCATACGTAAACCCTTCATTTTGTTGTTTAGAGGGTGCGTGAGCTAAAGGTTTTCTAGCAGGAGTCTTAGACATTTTTTCTTTTACTTTGTCTACTTCGCCATATTTCTTTTTAAGCTCTTCAATTTCTTCTTTTACTTCCTCGATAATTGGGGATACTACTTCTACAACTGCAGCAACTATATCTCCAACTTCGTCTATTACTTCTTCAGGAGCTTCAACGATAATTTCTTCTTCTTCTAAGTCTTCCTTAATGTCTTCTTTTTCGTCTTTGATTCCGTCTTTGTAACCTTCTTCTTCAGCTTCGTCTATTGACTCTAATCTTAGTTCGTCAATTAAGCCTTCTTCTTTTACTATTAGCATTCTACCGTCTTCTATCATATACTCGCCTTCTGGTAAAGGAACTCGAGAGTCTTCAGTGACAATAAAAACGCTTTCTCCCTTATCGTAGCTATCGGCAAATATTCTAGTACCGTTGTCCAGGATAAGTTCTTCTAGTTCAACCTGAACTCCTAAGAGTGTGTTGATCTTTTTTAACATTTCACTTGCTTTCATTATTTATTATTTAATTATTAATGTTTATTATTAATTCCAGAAATTTCCCATTCCTGTATAGTCTGTAACTTCTCTATATTTGAATTTTGCTTCGTCTGATAAAGTCTGGGCATTATCTACTCTTTGTTTTAAATCGTCATAATCGTAGTATACTTCACTAGGAGGAATACCTAACTCATTTGCAGCTAATTCTAATTTACTAAGTCCTTCCCTTAAAATATCTGCAACTTCTTCTAAGTCTCTTACATTTCCGTTAATTACATAGTCATCTAAAGAATATTTCATTTTAAAGTCATCGTAAGCGTCTATTACTTCGTCTCCTAACTCGTAAGCTAAGTAACTAGCGTCTGACTCAGCAGCATCAAATCTATCTACTTCATTTTCTATGTCATCTACTAAGGATAAATCTATTTTTCTTTTTGTGCTTAATACTGCAAAAACTTTATTGTCTTCTGAGTATAGTTTGTTAAGTATGTTTTTTAATGCTTTCATATTTTATAGTTTGGTCATATTTTGTGCTGTTGTTACAATTTCAGCAAATTGATCTAAGTTTGCTCTAAATATTCCTTCTGTTAAAGAAGCGTCTTCATATTCTTGAATACTCATAGGGTCTATGCCTAACTCACTTACATTAGCTTCTAACCTTTCCATAGCTCTTTTTAAATCACTCATATAAGCTATATAATCAAATTGTAAATCAGAAAGCGTACTAGCTTCGTTTTGTAAATCTATATATCTATTAACCCAGTCATTAGAAAAGTCATCTAGTTTTATTCTAGCTTCATCTACTACTCTAGTAAAACCGTCTAAGTCACTTAAAAGACTTAATTCTACTTTTTTAGAAAGCTCAGTTCTATTCTTTTTTAGTTTATTAAAGACTGTTTTTTTTATGTTCATATTTTATAGTTTGGTCATATTTTATTTAAAATTTACTTTCAGCATCTTTTAATAATCCAACTGAAGGACTTATAGCACTCCAATAAGTGTCTTCTATAGCTTTAATTCTAGTATAATCTACTTTAGCATATTCCGATAATTCAGAAGCTCCAGGAATATCATTCATTTCAAGACCAAGTTCATTAGCATTTCTTAAAACTTCATCTAAAACTGCTTGAGTAACATCTGATTGCTCATAACCTTTTTGTAGTGTATCATTAGCTAAATCTAATAAATCTGATAATCTTGTAGCTAAACTTTCAATATCACTTCCTATAGACTCCATTTGTTTTACTACGTCTTCAGCTTCACTTTCTCGGTTAACTGAATCGTTAATAGCATTATTAATATCGTCAACTAAAGCTAAATCTACTTTTTTAGAAAGAGTTTCTTGTCTTCCTTTTTTTAGTTTGTCTAGAATGACTTGATTAAATCTAATTGCCATATTTTTCTTTTATATATCCACAAATTTTAGGAGCAGCTTCAGCTCCATATCTTTTAGTTTGATCTGCTATACATTCGTCCCAGGGATATTTGTCTAGTTCTACTTCTGACTTTTCAATTTCTGTTAATATTAAACGAAAGTTTAAATTGTCTTTAAATAGCTTACTATTAATCCTGTTTATAGCATTCATATAGTTATAACGAAAGGTTTATTTTTTTTGCATTTTACCCAGTTATTCTACCTATACCCTGAGCCCATAAAGAACCGTCACAGCACTCTCTTGAATAAGTGTTCTGATCTTTACAATAACACGCTCTGGAGCTATTACTAGGACTAGCAGGATTCCACCTTGCAGCATAAGGCTGAGCTTGTCCTCTTCTGTTTGACTTATTTATTTTTTTTCTTACTGGCATTTATAAGGAGTTTTTTAATTCTAAGTAGTTTGACACCTGCTTCTATTTGTGAAAGTTTTTCTTTGTCTATTTGGTCTAGTTTTTTTATAGCCCAATTAACGCCAGATTTTCCACCCCAGGCATCGTACATTATAGCTCCGCATCCGTCTTCATAACTACCTCCGCTATTTGCTTCGTGTCTTTTATAAGATGCCATTCTAGCTATAGTGTCTCTAGATATGTTTTCTCTATTTGCTAATTGACTAGCTCTAGTCCAACCTACTGAAGTTCCACAGCTTGAACCGTTTTCCTTTTTATACTTTAAGGCTTTCTTTGCGTTGTTAACTGCAGAGTCAGGATAGTCATTATAAGTTTCTAGCTCTACTTCATTTAACTCATCTTTGATTTTTTCTTTAGGTCTTTCCTCTTTGTCTAAAAAGAATCCTTCTATACTGAATCCTTTAACAGAACCATTTTTTACAAAGTCATTCCAGATTTCATCATTGTTTACTTTGACAGCTCCCATCCACGTTCCTACTGGGACATCCATATTATATAAAGAAGTTTTGTCTTTTTGTTTGTCTTCTACTATCCAGGACTCTACAAGTGTTAACCCTTCAATATCAAATTTGTGTTCTAGTGTAGCGTTGTTTTGTTTTCCTTTCATAAGAAATAACTCACTAGCTTTTTTTACAGTTTCTTTAGAGAAGTAAATATAATACTCTTCTTTTCCGTCTTTCCTGTAAATAGTCTTATTAGGTATAAGTAAAGCTCCCATAAGAATTTTTTTCTCATCGTCTATAGACTGTAGTTTAACTTCTTTTTGGTCGTTTAAAGCTAC